TGATTGAAGTGCCTGGCAACTACAAAAGCACAATGCACGACGCCAAGCGCGCCGAGGCCGTGGCCAATGTTGTCCAGGAAATGAACGATCTATCTAAAGCAAATAGGACTCGCACTCGGGATGTTGACACGTTCAAACAATTTATTGACCAGGTCAGTGAAGATGGCCCGGTACAAAACGTGTACATCAGTGCAGACGCATTGCGCCAATCCGGTAACGCTGCCGATCTGTCAAAGCTGTCCAGCGTTGTAGCTTCACAAGTAGAGGGCGCGCTGGCCACCAATGGCGAGGTGCAAATTCCTATTGATGAATACATGGCAACAATTGCGCCATCAGAAGTCAGTGGAAGAATTATTGATGACCTTCGCGTTGAAGGCGAAACAATGACTCGCCGTGAGGCAAGAGAGTTTATTGAAAGGAAATCTGAAGAGCTACAAGCCTCAATGAACCAAGCTCTTGAGAAAGAAAAGACCAACGATATTTTTATTAAGTCTGCAAAAGAAGTCGAAACAAACATGTTCGACCAATTGAAATCTACCGGGGTGTACACCGCGGCAGCATCAAAGAACTTTGCAACTTATGTTCGCGACATCTATGTGACCAAGGCTGCGGCAATGGGGATCACTCCATCAGAGTTGTACGACATGATCCCTTACAAGATTACGTCCAACATGCCTGGGCCAGAGGTGCAATTGTTTAGCCAGGATGGCCAAGTTAATTTGGATACAGAAGCCTTTAAATCTTTTTATGGCAACTCGGTATTTAAAGACGATCAGGGCGCACCAGTGCTGCTGTATCACGGAACAGCAGATAACGTCACCAAGTTTGACGTTAACCACCCTAACCGCAAAGATAGTGGTTGGCTTGGTACTGGTGTGTACCTGACCGACAAAGCAGACATGGCCAATTTGTATGCGGATCAAAAGGCCCGCTCACTTGGCCCAAAAGGTCAAAACGTCATGCCGCTTTATGCGCGCCTAGAAAACCCTTACTACGCTACAGCGGAAGACAAGGCACGCGTACGCGCAGGCGGTCGCCCGGCTTCTGATGCATTTAGCGCTGACTTACAAGCTCAAGGCTATGACGGTGTGATCTTTCAGCCAACAGATGAAGTAAAAGAGATTGTGGTGTTTGACCCTGCTGCGGTTAAGTCAAAATTTAACAGTGGCTTGTGGTCAAAAGAAAATGATTTGCTGGCGCAGAAAAAGAAAGCCAAAAGCGATGTAACGCAACACGTCCTAATGGCCGAGCGTGGTGAGCGCACTACCGGCAAGATCGCCAGAATTAGCGACGCTGAAAAAGCAATTATTGATGCAGCGGCCAAGAAGCTCGGTATCAAATCAGATGAGATCTTGAAGCTGGTCAAAAACAACAAGCTGTCTAACCCGCCAAAGGATGGATGGGCACCACTTGAGTTGACCGGCGTCAAGATTGAAGCCAGCAAAAACGGTAAGCCAGCTAAATACGAATTGCAATATCAGGTTGTGCCATACACGTTTGCCAACGGCGCAAACGACAAGATCATGCAGAAGGGCACGCCAGAATACAACAAGAAGGTTAAGGCTATAGGCCGACGCATTCATGACGAAGTCCTGGGAGTGTTTAACCGCGCCCAAGCTGGAGACAAGGCTGCACAGAATATTATTCGCCAGGCTGGCTGGTACAAAGAAATGCGCTCACGCCTACGCCAAGAGTTTGGTGGCCTGGGTGACGTGTTTGCTGACTTGCTGGGAGCTACATCACCCAACACGCCCGTGCGCGAAAACTGGAAAAATGCAGTTGATGTATTGCGCCGCGCTACCAAGGGTGACTTTGATACATTGATGCCAAAATGGGTTGAGTGGGCAAGCAAGGTAGAACAAGGTGAGGCAGAGTTTGGCGCATGGTTTGGCCAGCAAATAGAAGCCGGAAGATCAAAAGCAAACATCACAGATGAAGTTGGTCTTGCTGCTTTTGTAAAAACACAAAGAAAAACCGGTCTGACATTAAAAGAAATTAAGCTGCTTCCTGAATACCAAAAGCTTTCTGAAGACTTAAACAACACCGAATACTACAAGCGCTTAAACGCCGTAACAAAGCTGCGTGAAATTTCTGATGACTTGCTGCCTACAAAAGAAAGCGGCAAGAAGTATGGCTTTAACGGTCGTAACGCATTGCGTGCTTTGCTTGGTCTATGGCGCGTCGTCAAAGATCCTAATGCTGACCTGGCTATTGGCGGCACCGCACCGAAAGCCCTTAACTTCTCCGGCAACCTAATTGGTTTCCGTGAGCGCGCAACCATTGACGTATGGGCGGCTCGTTTGCTGCAACGCCTGTCTGGTGGCATTCGTATCCCATCGATGGCTGAAAGCGGCGTAACCGGCAACATGCTATCAAGCGGCGAAACCACTTTGCAGTTTGGTTTTGGCCAGGATGTCTTTACCGAAGCGGTTAAGAATATTCGCGCAGACACACAGATGCAGGCCGAGGATCGCTTGGCCAACATGAATGATGATGACTTGCAGGCCGTGGTTTGGTTCCTGGAAAAAGAAGTCTGGACAAAAAACAATTGGACAAGCGCAGCCGGTGAAGGTGGCTCATTTGAGTATGAGGCTGACTTAACTGGCCAACGCGATCTTGTAGAGCTTACAAAGCTACGCAAGATTATGGACTCGAGCAAATCCACGCCGGAACAAAAGGCCGCGGCTGCTGACCAGATCAATGCCCTGGCACGCACCGTAGATCGCTACACAGGCGGTATATCTATTCAGCAAGACGTTGGTACTCAAGGCATCGACTTCGTGCCTACAGACGCCGATATGGCCCGCCTGGGCGAAGATATTAAGACATCGATCTACCAGGACGACGACGGGGCCACCGTGCTTGGCAGCAAAGCACTGTCAACCGAAGGCCGTTATGGCAATCCAGAGCGCAGTCTTGACCTGGAAGTGGTTGTGCGTGAAGGGTTTAATCCTTTGCCAATGTGGCGCAAGATGCTCGAGGCCGCGCGCGACGCCAACCAGGACAGCACCTTCCTGTCTCGAGTCTTACGCGAGGACGAGCAAGTTGACTACCAGCGTCATCGCCCAGGCGTCGAGGTGTACTTCCGGGAAGCCGGTTCAATTGACAAGCTGCAACCAATCCTAGACGACCTGGCCGCCAAGGGCGTGCAGTTCTACACCGTGATTGTGGACGGCAAACGTAGTCCAGGAGCAATGGCTGGTGCTATGCCAGACGCTGTGGGCGTGCGCCTGCAATATGTTCCAGAAATGAATGCTCGATATGGCATGGACGACTTTAACTGGTCGGACTTGACTGTTGAGGAAATATCAACGAAAATGGAAGAACAAGCGATTGCTATGCAAGATTTGGCTGCCTCCGTGGCGGGCCAAGTCGAGGGCGTGTCATTTGCTGGTCAGTTCTGGTACGAAACAGAAGTGGCGTTTAAGAACCAATATCAGGAGAAAATTGATGCCATCACAAGTCGAACTACTACAGGCGGCCGTAGCAAGGCTGGAGCCGCAGCATGGAGCGGACAATCCGTTCGTGAAGGGGTTGAAGGAGCAAATCGTTGGGCTAGAGAATCAGAGCAGCAGGCGGGAGCAGAGGTACAGCCTAGCGGTGAACTCCTTGCCCAGCGAGGAATCCCAACAACCGACCAACGAACAGGACTTGACCTTAATCCAGACGGAACCGTCACCCTCTACCACCACACCAGCGCCGACGCTGCCGGAGCAATTAAGCGCAGTAGCCAACTTGTTTCAGCAGGGGAACCAAGCGTCTACCTCACAACAAGGCGTGAAGCAGATATTGGATATGGTGACACAGTTGTCACAGTCAGGGTTAACCCCGACAGACTCAACGTCGATGACGAATTCCCCAACGGAAGACAAGACTACAGAATAGACGTCGGCCAACCCGGCGGCGCTATTCCTGTTCTTGTTGGCGAATACAAAGCAATCCTAAATCAGCCATCACGCGGTGGTTTTGATCCAAAGAGTTTGACGACGATCCTGACCAAAGAGTCAGACTATTCGACGTTTATCCACGAAACAACGCACTTTTACCTGGACATGATCACGCAGTTGGCAGCAATGCCAAACGCGCCACAGTCGTTTGTTGATGACTTAAATACAGTGCTTGAGTGGGCTGGCGCTACTCCTGAAGAGTGGGCTGCATGGAACCAGGAGTTCCAAGATACCGGCAAGATGAACGAAGGCATGCGTAAAGTGCATGAGGCTTTTGCTTACAACAGCGAGATCTACATCTCTACCGGCACCGCACCAAGCGTCAAGATGCAGACTATGTTTGACCAGTTTGCTGCCTGGTTGCGTCGTGTCTACAAATCAATCCGCGAAGAATTAAACGTAATCTACAAAGAAGAATACGGCGAAGACTTGCCAATCATGACCGGCGAGGTCAAGCAAGTTATGGATCGAATGCTTGCCAGCGAAGAAGAAATTGAGCAGGCACAAACGGTTCGTGGGATGGTGCCTATTTACCTAACACAAGCGCAGTCTGGAATGGACGACGCAACATGGGCGGCTTACCAGGCAATGTCCAAAGAAGCCAAAGACCAATCTGTGTCTGACCTGACCGCGGCATCCTTACGTCAAATGCGTTGGCTATCAAACGCCAAGAGCAAGATGTTTAAAGAGATGCAAAAAGAAACCGCCGAGACTCGCAAAGAAGTGCGGGATCAAGTGGCCAAAGACATTGAAACAGAGCCAGTATTTAAGGCGCTGCGCTGGTTGAAGTACGGCGAAATGACAATGCCAGACGGCGAAGAAGTAAAAGTATCTGCCGGCAACAAGCTTAAATTGGATGACGTTAAGGCTCTCTATCCCGAAAGCGGTACTGGCCTGCAATCGTCACCCGACATTAAGAAGCTGGGCTTTGGCCAATATGGAATGCTGGCGGCCGAAGGTTTAAACCCAGACCTGGCTGCTGATATGTTTGGCTTTACCTCTGGAGATCAGCTTGTCCGTTCCCTAGTTGATGCTCCGTCACTTAAAGAAGCCATCGACACCCGTACCGATCAGCGCATGCTGGAAGAATACGGAGACATGTATGACGCCAAGTCGCGTGAGCTTGCTGTTGAACGTGCATTGCACAACGAGGCCCGTGCCCGCTTTGTGACGGCTGAACTGCGTCATGCAGCCAAGGCAACACAACCGGTTCGCATCATGCTTGCAGCGGCCCGCCAGGCGGCCCGTAACATCATTGGCAACAAGTTGGTACGCGATACCAAGGCAAGCGAATACAGCGCGGCAGAAACCCGCTCAACGCGTCAGGCAGAAAAAGCCATGAAAGCAGGGGATGCGGATGCCGTAACCCAGGCTTTACAGAACCGCCTGCTCAATAACCAATTGACCTCCGAGGCAACCAAGGCCAGCCAAGAGATTGACAAGGGTCTTAAATATTTCCGCAAAGTTCAAAGCGATGCATCACGCAAGCGCGTGGGCGCGGACTACAGCGAACAGATTGATCAGTTGCTTGAGCGTTTTGAGCTTCGTCCAATTAGCTTGAGGGAAGTGGATAAACGTACAACCCTGGCCAAGTGGATTGAAAACCAGCGCGCTGCCGGGTATGAGCCAGAAATCTCACCAGAGATGGAAGCCGAGGCAAACCGCAAGTCATATAGAAATATGACTGTGTCGGAGTTCCGCGACCTGGTAAGCACCATCCAACAAATTGAACACATGGGCCGCACCGAGCAGAACATGCTTACTTCGGCAAAAGAAGTTGCTTACAAGCAGGCCAAGGAAGAGATCGTTGAGGGCATCAATGAGAACGCCAACGGCCGGGTGGCCACGGCACGCACGCCAACAACCGACCTTGGTCGTTACGCTCAAACTTTAAAACGCTTCTGGGCATCGCACATCAAAGCGGCAACCATTGCTCGAATCATGGATGGCGGCAAAGACGGCGGCAAGATGTGGGAATATTTCATCCGCACAGCAAACAACCGTGGCGACATGGAAACGGAGATGCGCGCCAAGGCTACTGAATCTTTGACAAAAATCATGGCTCCTATTTTTGCTACCGGCAAGATGGGTGGGAATGGCAAATTCTTTGCAAGCGTTGGGCGCAGCTTTAACAAAGAGTCGCAAATTGCTATTGCGTTGAACGTCGGTAACGAAGGCAACACACAGCGATTGCTGGGCGGCGAAGGCTGGTCTATGAGCCAGGTGATGCCTATCCTTGAATCTCTGACAGAGAAAGAATTGCAATCCGTTCAAAAGATCTGGGATTACTTTGAAACGTATCGCCCAATGATTGCAGAGAAAGAGCGCAAGCTTTACGGCAAAGAGCCTAAATGGATCGAGCCACGTTCAATCACAATCAAATCTGCTGATGGCACAGACGTCACTCTGCGCGGCGGCTACTACCCAATTAAGTACGACCCAGTTGCAAGCCAGCGTGCGGAAACAAACGCTGATGCAGAAGACGCAAAACGTATGCTGCAAGGTGCGTACACAAGCGCCACCACAAAACGCAGCTTTACCAAGGGCCGGGTTGAAGAAGTCAAAGGCCGCCCATTGCTTTACACAATGGCTGGCATGTACTCTGGTATCAATGACGTGATCCATGATCTGTCCTGGCATGAGTGGCTTATTGATGCCAACAAGCTGCTGCGCTCACAATCAATTGATGAGGCAATCCGCAGCCAGTACGGCCCAGAATTTAAAGAGCAACTCAAAACCTGGGTGAACGACGTTGCAGTTGGTGAGCAGATGGCACAGAATGCAGGCGAGATGGCCCTGGGCCGCTTACGTCAAGGCATCAGTGCTGCCGGCCTAGGCTTTAACGTCATGAGTGCATTGCAGCAAATAACCGGTTTTAACCAATCTATTGTCCGAGTTGGGGCAAGATACATTGGCCGCGGAATCAGCAAGACAATTGCAAACCCACGCGCAGCCTTCAAAGAAGTTAACGAAAAGTCTAGCTTCATGGCCAATCGTTCGCGCACACAATTCCGTGAGCTTAACGAACTTCGCAACATGGTTCAGGATGAGTCGCAGACAATGCGTGCAGTTAAGCTTGGCGCTTACTACATGATGATGAGAATGCAACGCCTGGTAGACGTGCCAACTTGGTACGGCGCTTATGAAAAAGGCATTGGCCAAGGTAACGACGAAGAGACTTCAATTGCCCTAGCTGACCAGGCTGTGATTGACTCGCAGGGTGGCGGCATGGTCAAGGACTTGTCGGCTATTGAGCGCGGCGGCCCTGGACTAAAATTGTTTACGGTGTACTACAGCTTTATGAATACGGCTTTTAACCTGGCCGCAATGAAGGGTATGACAGCCAAGAGCAAGGGCAAGTTGGCTGCCGACTACCTTATGTTGTTTGTAGTGCCGGTTGTTTTGACCTACGCTTTAAAGGCTGCGGTTACACCAAGCAAAGACGACGACGATTGGGATTGGGAAAAGATTGCAAAAGACCTGGCGGCCGAGCAGTTGTCGTACCTGATGGGCACAATGGTTGTGCTGCGTGAATTTGGCGAGGCTGCAAAAGTAGTCACTGGTGCCGAGGGTGGCGCTCGAGACTACAGCGGGCCAGCCGGATTACGATTAATTTCCGATAGCTACAAGTTTTTAAAACAAGCAGGCCAGTTTGAGTTTGATGACGCGTTTAGAAAAGCCGCTATCAACTTACTTGGCGACATTACAGGATTGCCTTCTGCACAAGCGAATAGAACCATCACTGGTATTAACGCTTTGGCAGAGGGGGAAACTGAAAATCCAGCGGCAATTGTGTTGGGGTTCAAGAAGAAATAGGTGCCCGTATCCCCACATGAAAGCCATAACGTAAACAAAATCTCCCAGGAGTCCGTCCATGACGATTAGTTCAACAAACCGCAAGGCAGGGCCATACATAGGTAACGGCACTACCACGGTATTTCCGTTTTATTTTAAAGTGTTTGCGGCTGCGGACGTTGAGGTCGTACGCCTGACGGTTGCAACCAATGTCGAAACAATTTTGACGTTGACGACCGACTATACCGTCACACTTAATACCGATCAAAACGCAACCCCTGGCGGCAGCATTACCTTGGTAGCTGGAGCTTTAGCGGCTGGCTTTAACCTGGTAATCACGTCCGACATTGGCAACTTGCAGCCTACTGACTTGACCAACCAAGGCGGCTTTTACCCTGACGTGATCAACGACGCGCTCGACCGGGCAACTATTCAGATTCAACAGCTTCAAGAATCTGTAGACCGTGCGGCTTTGCTGCCAATCACCAGCGCGGAAGATGCCGCATCGTTGGTGGCTGACATTGTTCGCCTAGCTGACAGCGCTGACAACCTAGACATTGATGCCAACAACATTGACGACATCAACACTGTTGCTGACGACATCACAAACGTCAATACCGTAGCAACCAACATTGCAAGCGTAAACACGGCCGCAGGGTCAATTGCCAACATTAACACCACGGCAACCAACATTGCCAACGTAAACGCCGTCGGTTCAGATCTCCTGGAGGCAACTTCAGAAATCAACACTGTTGCGGTAAACATTACAAACGTGAACTCTGTTGGCGACAACATTGCCAACGTAAACACGGTTGCAGGCAACAACAGCAACGTCACTACAGTTGCCGGCAGCATTGCTAACGTAAACACTGTGGGCGCGGCTATTGCCAACGTCAACGCAACTGCAACAAATATTGCCAACGTCAATGCCGTAGGCTCTGACTTGCTTGAGCCGGTGTCTGAAATTAACACCGTGGCCGTTGACATTGCCAACGTAAATTCAGTGGGCACAAATATAAGCAACGTCAACACGGTGGCCGGCATCTCTGGCAACGTAACGACAGTTGCTGGTATCAGTGCAAACGTCACAACAGTTGCAACCAACAACGCCAACGTAACAGCAGTTGGAACAAACATTGCAAACGTAAACTCTGTTGCGGGAAATTCAACAAACATTAATGCAGTCAATGCAAACGCGACAAACATTAATGCGGTCAATTCAAATTCTGCAAACATTGATGCTGTAGCAGGCAACGCTACAAACATTACGGCAGTCGCCGGCAACAACACAAACATTACTGCTGTTGCGGGTAACTCAACAAACATCAATGCTGTTAACTCAAATGCTACAAACATAAACGCAGTAAACGCAAACAGCACCAACATTAATACCGTGGCCACAAATGCTGCGGCTGTTACTACCGTGTCAACCAACATGACCGCGGTGACTAGCGCTTACACCAACATTGCCGCAATTATTGATGCGCCTACCCAGGCTGCCAACGCTGCAAATTCAGCGGCCCAGGCTGCGGCTTCTGTTGCTTCTGGCATGTACAGTGCGGTGCAAGACAAGAGCGCCAACTACACAATCCTGGCTGCTGATGCGGGTGATCTGATTCGGGTAACAACAACCAGTGGTGCTATCACTATTACGTTGCCATTGATTGCTGGCGCTTTGGTCGGTGACGGATTTAAGATTGCCGTGGTCAAGTGGACGGCTGACGCCAACGCGGTCAACATTGCACGCTCTGGCTCTGACACCATTAACGGCGCAACAAGCGCGCAGATTGGCTCACAGTACAGCCAGATTATTTTTGTGGCTGATGGTGAGACAAACACTTGGTTTGCTTCACAGTCTGGACTTGGTGCTACCAACGTCAACATTGACAACTTCTCTGGCAATAACAGCACGGTTGCGTTTACGCTGACGTCTGACCCAAGCACAGAGAACAACACTGCTGTTTATATCGATGGTGTGTATCAGCAAAAGAATACCTATTCTGTGGCTGGCACCACGCTGACATTTAGCACCGCGCCACCTACTGGTACGACTAACATTGAGGTTGCTTACGCTACCCCATTGGCAATTGGTACGCCAAGCGATGGCACAGTGACGGCTGCAAAAATTGTTGATGGCGCAGTAACTACTTTAAAAATAGCAGACGCAAACGTAACTCTTGCAAAGTTGGCGGCCACTGGTACACGAAGCGCAACAACATTCTTGGCTGGTGATGACACGTTTAAAACTGTGGCTGTTACGCCGACTGCTGTATCTGATCAAAACAATACCAGCACAGGTTATTTTGATTTGCCTGCCGGCACAACAGCAGAGCGCCCAGGATCTCCAGTAAATGGAATGGTTAGATACAACACAACAACAGCAAAAGTTGAGGCGTATCAAAATGGTGGATGGATAAACTATGCAGCCCTTATATCGATAGACTATTTGATTGTTGCCGGAGGCGGCGCTGGCGGTCAAGTTAGGGGTGGTGCCGGCGGCGCTGGCGGCATGCTAACTGGTAGCGCAGTTACAGCCAGTGGAATTGTTTGCAACATAGTTATTGGTGCTGGTGCTACTCCCGTTTCTTCTGGAATGGCACCAGGATCAAACTCAAGCGCTTTAGGTTTTACAGCAGTTGGTGGCGGTGGCGGTAGTGGCGACGACGACGCTTATTCATCCAATATTAATGGCGGTTCTGGCGGAGGTGGCGCTGGGAGTATAAACTTGACTGGCGGGACTGGAACATCTGGACAAGGAAATAATGGCGGTAATGCGTTATATTCTGGCCCCGCATATCCAGCGGGTGGAGGTGGGGGTAAGGGTGCAGCGGGTGGCAGTTACTCTGGCACTACGGCTGGATCTGGGGGCGCTGGCGCCTCATCGTCAATTAGTGGGGCATCTGTAACTTACGCTGGCGGCGGTGGCGGCGGAACTTATGGAGCAGGAACCGCTGGAGCAGGGGGCGCAGGAGGTGGAGGCGCTGGTGGAGTTTCTTCAAGCGGTATTTCAGGGTCAGCCAATACCGGTGGCGGCGGTGGTGGCGCTGGATATCCTGGTAGCGGTGGAAGCGGTGGCTCTGGAATTGTTATTTTATCAGTGTTAACGGCTTTGTATTCAGGCGTAACAACAGGAACCGTAACAACATCTGGCGCGAACACAATAATTACCTTCACAAGCTCTGGCTCTTACACAGCATAAGGATAAATCATGGCATTGACAAAAGTAAACGCGGAAATGTTATCCGCAACTGGAACAAAAGACGCAACAACATTTTTGCGGGGAGACAACACGTTTGCTGTTGTTGCGGTAACTCCGACGGCGGTAAGTGATCAAGCAAATTCAAGCACTGGGTATTTTCAAGTCCCAGCAGGAACAACTGCACAAAGACCATCTTCACCAACTGTTGGTATGCAACGCTGGAACACAACGCTTGGCGCAATGGAGTACTGGACAGGATTCGCATGGAGCCAGCAATTTGTTGCTCAATATGTCAGCGACTATTTACTTGTTGGTGGTGGCGGCGCTGGTGGTAACTATGGTGGCGGCGGTGGTGCTGGCGGGTATTTATCTGCAACAACCTTTGTACTTTCTACAGGCACAAATTACACCATTACGATTGGCGCTGGAGGTGCTGGCGCTTCTGGTGCTCCTAGAAATGGAGGTAACGGCATAGCCTCTGTATTTGGAATTATTGCTACAGCTATTGGTGGTGGCGGTGGCGGTGGAAATGATCCAGCAACAACATTAGCCCATTCTGGCGCATCTGGCGGTTCAGGTGGTGGAGCATCTTTTCAAAATGCAAGTGGTACTTATGGCAGTGGGACGGCTGGGCAAGGTAATAATGGTGGCTCGTCCAACGGTCAAAGTGGTAATAGTAACCGAGGCGGCGGTGGTGGTGGTGCTAGTCAAGCAGGTATAAGCGGGTCAAGTACTGGTAATGGCGGTGCAGGTTCAACTTGGTTAAACGGCACAACCTATGCGGGTGGCGGTGGTGGTGGTGGTTCTGCCTTGACAAACTCTTCTGGCGGTTCTGGGGGCGGTGGTAATTTTGGTAATCCTGGAGCAGCTAATACTGGCGGCGGCGGTGCTAGTGGAAATGATAATGCGGCATCAAGTAAAAACGGTGGCTCTGGCGTATTTATCGTTCGTTACCTTGGCGCACAACGCGGCACAGGAGGTACGGTAACTTCTGCTGGTGGTTACACATATCACACATTTACATCATCTGGCACATTTACTGGATAACAGGAGAAACACATGACACATTTTGCAAAAGTAAACAACGGCATCGTCGAGCAAGTTATTGTCGCCGAACCAGAATTCTTTGACACGTTTGTGGACTCAAGTCCAGGTCAATGGATTCAGACTTCATACAACACGCATGGCGGCGTTCACGCTAACGGCGGCACACCATTGCGTAAGAACTACGCTGGAGTCGGTTTTAGCTACGACGCAACACGCGATGCATTTATTCCACCAAAGCCATACGCAAGTTGGACGTTGAACGACAGTACATGTTTATGGGATTGCCCGGTTGCTATGCCAACTGAAGGCGGCCCTTACACATGGAACGAATCAACGCAGGCATGGGATGCCATTCCTGAAACACCAGGTGCATGATGGATCAAATGATTTTCAATTGGGCCATCGCTGCTGCTGGTGCGCTGGGAGGCTGGATCCTAAAAGTCATTTGGGATGCAATTGTGGAACTTAAAAAAGACGTTCAACGAATGGACTCAAAAATGCATGAGGACTTCGTTCGTCGAGATGATTTCAAAGAAGCGGTGAGCGACATCAAGCAAGACATGAAAGAGGGTTTTGTGAAGATGGATCGGACTCTAGGCTTAATCTTTAAAAAGCTGGAAAGCAAGGAAGATAAGGACTAGAAATGTGCCAGATCCATTTGGAATAACTGACGGAGTAAAGGCTCTATCTAGTTCATTAGACGCTACAAGAGAAGCCACAAAAGGTTTATCTAAAAGTATTGAACAGATACAGAACGACGCTTCTGATGTAGCACAGAAAAAAGCACAAGAAAGAAGACGGGAAGCCAGAGAAGCAGAGTTTAGAAAGCAACATGCACTAATCAAAGCTCTTGATGAATGGCGGCGCAAGAAGCAAATCTCTGATGAAGAGGCAAAGTTAAAGATTGATTTTGTAAAGAAGCACGGTGCAAAAGAGTGGGAGTATGTTTTAAAACTCAAGCTCGACATAGAAAACTTGGAGAGAAAAAACAATGAAGACTTTCAACATGATCTTAAAGACGTTAGGCGAGTACAGTTTATGTGCTTTGCACTGGCTGCAATCATTGCCTGGTACCTTACTTGGGGTATTAAATAAATGGAAATCAAAATTCTAGTTTAGATTTTTGCAGTAAACAAAAGCAAGTAATGATTGAAGAGGCACCGTTACCCCCCCCACCGCCTGCTATTGTTTACTATCAATGCGTGCGATGGACTTGGACAGGAGATGTGTACAACAGGAAAGTTACTTGCCTTGAGTGGGTAAAAAAATGATTGATCCAATCACCGCTTTTGCAGCAGCCCAGGCCGCGGTGGCTGGCGTTAAAGCCGCCGTTAATTTATACAAAGAAGCCAAGTCTGTAGGCAGTGACATAGGATCGATAGGGCATGAAATTAGTCGCGGCCTTGGTAAATTCTTTGAAGCACAAGAAGCAGTATGCAAAGCCGGGCAAGACATTGAAGGCAAGGTAATTAAGACAAAGTCGGTTGATGTGCAAGCGTTTGAAAATGTAATGCGTATCAGGCAACTACAGCAGTTTGAGCAAGAACTTAAAGAGCTTTTGATTTATCACACTCCAATGGCCGGGTTGTGGGAAGACTTTCAACTTGAGCGTCGTAAGATCAGAGAAGCAAAAGCTGAAGAGGAAAGAGTTGAGCGAAACCGAATTGCAAAAATTGAGAAAGCAAAAAGAAAGCTTGCAGAAGATGTACAGTTTTACGGAATCATTGGTGGATTCATTGTGTTTTCAGTGAGCATGTTTGCCTGGTTCTTTTCATGGTTGATAGATAACAAGTGAGGTATATATGTCAGAAAATAAATTAGAAGACTTGCCTGTAGAGTCTGCAAAAGAAGTGGCTGGCAAAGCCATTGGCAAACACGGGCTGGTTTACATCACAATTATTGTTGCAATGGGCGTAGGCGCTTCCATCGTTTTAGAAGAAGGCAAGATGGCTGCCGTTATGGGATTGCTTGGCGCATCTTTAACAGCTTTAATTTCAATGCTTAACAGTGTTGCTGGCGCAAACCCAAAACAAGAAAGGCCAGAGTTTGAAATCATGAAAGAATTGATTGCGCGTTTAGATGGGATGGCTGATCGCGACCCAATGAGCGTTCAAATTGAAGGTGACAAAATTACGGTTCGCAAGGGCGACAACGAAACAATTATGGGACGCAAATAAAATGGACACATTACTTACAATACTTAAAAGCGCGGCACCGTTGCTGGCGACCGCAGTTGCAGGCCCGGCAGGCGGCCTTGCCGTTGGCTGGATTGCAGACAAGCTAGGCATCCCTGACTCAACAATTGAAGGCGTTACAAAAGCCCTTACAGGCAATCCAGAGATGACAATGAAGCTTAAAGAGCTTGACCTGGAATACGCCAAGATGGATGCGGCTGACCGTGACTCTGCGCGCCAGGCTTATGCTGCTGTAGCTACATCTGAAAATGCAACAAGCTTTGAAAAAATGGTGGTGCCTGTTCTTGCCCTTGGCGTGGTTGGCCTGGCATTCCTATTGATTGGTGTGTTGATGTTTGTTAACACTCCAGGCGATCAGCAACAGATTATTATTTTTGCTTTAGGATTTATCACAAGCGCTGCGGGCCAGGTGCTTTCTTTTTATTTTGGTTCAAGCCAGGGTTCAAAAGACAAAACAGAAGAGATTAAAGGAATGCTTAAAAGATGACACAGTTAACAGAACACTTTAGCCTGGAAGAGCTAACGCACACAGATCACCGCGAGTTGGATAACACCCCGACAACGGCAGAAAAGTGTATGATCGATGGCAAGGAAGTTACGGTTAATGCGTACGGCAACATGCTGCGCTTGGCCGTATTTCTGGAAGAGGTTAAAAAGATTCTAGGTGGTAAGCCGGTCATGATTAACAGTGGCTTTAGATCTTTGGCCGTGAACGCTGCGGTTGGATCTAAAAATACCAGTGATCATCGACGGGGTTGCGCGGCAGACATCCGTGTACCAGGCATGACGCCTGACCAGGTTGTTCGCGCCATCATTGCAAGCGATTTGCCATACCAACAAGTCATCCGAGAATTTGATCGGTGGACTCATGTGGCTATGGTCACGAATGAAGGCGACGCGCCTAAAAAATCAAAGTTGATTATTGATAAAACAGGCACGCGCCAATTCGTTTAAGTCTCCCTCTTTGCGGCAGTTGCCAGACTCACAAATTCAGTCGCAAAGAGTTTGACCCCAGGCCAAAAACCTGGGGTTTTTTTTACCACTTCGGAGCGCAAGTAACATCGATGACGACCTCGGTTGTGTAGCCATTGATCTTGCGCTTGCCGTACAGCATGACACCACGCAGGCCATTAGTTTCACACTCTCGCACGCCAACAATGACTTCGTTCCTGGTCATTGGTTGTACATGCTTGTCGATGATTAACTCTTGCTCAACTGCCTTCGGCGGGGCGCTTGTTGAAGAGCATGCCGAAAGCAGCCCCAGCAAACAAACTACTAAAAGTAATTTCTTCATGGGACTCCCTTTCTAATTTTCGGTTACGAATCGATTGCTTCGCTCAAAGGACTCAATGTCCTCCACGCGATAGCGGACTTCTGAATTACGGCCTTCGCCCAACTTGATATAGGTGGGGCCGGTGTTGGCAACACGCCACTTTCGCAGGGTGTTGTCGGCAATTTTCCAGCGCTCACAGAGTTCCTTCGGTGTCAGTAGCTGCGACATGATTGCCCTCCTGAATAATTTCACCGGTTGACGGTTCTATGACTTCGCTAGAACGATCCGCAATAGACCTCTTTAAACGGGCTATAGGCGCTTTTTGCTCCTCGGGTGGGGGCGTGATATTGATCGGTTCTTTGCGCTCGACCTGGACGAATCCTGACGCCTCGTTGTCAGATTCAAAGACCTGGTCAACGTCGGCGCTAGATGGCAAGCGCTTGGCCATGCGACGGATCACAGTCTTCTTGGCCATCTCATCCCACCACTCAACCCAGGGGCCAAACTTGCCGGCCTTGCTGGATGCCCTAACCTTCTCAACGTCGGCCACGCTCATTACCTCACGGTATATTGCGCCGTCCTTGGTCTTGGCCACAGCGTAAACAGCAATAGGCTTGCCGCGGTCGTCACCCAGGAATGGCTTGTGAACGATATTCTCGTTGTCACCTAACTCGTACTCAAAGTGATCCTTGTCGTACGCTACCTGGGCGCTGATGCTGGCCAACTCACCAGAGTTGCGGATCTTTTTCAAGATGCCACCAACCATTGGCATGTACTGGACTTTCTTGCCGTCCTTGGTATTGAAGATGACGGGCGCGGCTTCCCGGCCATCAAGCAGCAAACCATCCTGGGCTGCCTTCATGCATGCGCCAAGCAGGCTGCGGCGGTCGGCCTGGAGTAGATCCGGGTTCATCTGCACCGCGGTAAGGGTAGTGCGAATAAACTTCTCGACCGGGATTTGTGGTGGCAGGGCTGCTGCAAACTCTGGCTGCATCTTGACTAGAGTGCCGCGCATAGCTTCCATTGGTGTGATTTCTGTTCCAGTAGTCATGATTTTTTTCCTTCAGTTAAAAGATCTGATTGCTCGGGGATTGTTGTTGCTACCTCAACGCTTGCGCCTTGGCCCATCATTGCAGCGACGTCAATTGCCTTGGCTACGTCGATCTGATAAAGCTTGCCGGCAATGTGTCGCAATGCTTGCGCTTGACTTGATGCTTGCACCAGGTAGACGTTGCCTGCGCCTGCCACTTTGTAGATGCGTTGTTCTGATGCCATGATTAAGCCTCTTTCTTTGGAGTGAATCGGAAATTACGGAACCCTTTACGAGCGCCAATGTAGGTGCCAAGCAAGTCTGGGGTAACCAGAGTGCCAAGCGATTCTTTGGTTAAGCCACAAGAGATCGTGCCCAGGGGGCTAACCACCTTGCTGGCCTTGCCAATACGCTCCAGGATCTGTGCCTTGGTAGCGTCTTTGATGCCGTCCTGTTCTTTGATCATGCGAGTAAGGTACGCGTACTGCTCAATCAATTCGTCCAGGCTGCTATCTGATTCTGCGACCAGGTTAGCGTCTGCATCTGCGTGCAGTTTTTTAATGATGAATTCAGCATCTGCGCTGTAGTCTGGAGATGGCGCTGTGTTATTCTTCACTTGTTCCCAGAACGCTTTTACGCGCTGGCGAATGTCCGCACCGATTGCCTTATCGCGATTTCGGAGGACTATCTTTTGCTCATTTCCACCAACCAGGGCAACCAAGGCTGTCCACTCGTAGCCTGAAATTTCCATTTGATGTTGGATTTGTAGCTCGATGTGTTCCGGCGCTTCAATGTTTCCGGCCCCGTCATCGATCCAGGAGCGGCGGTATTGCAGGCCGTCTACGTTCTTGATTTCCATAATGCCTGGGCCGTCACTCTTGCTGTTGATTTGGAAGTCAAAGCTTGATCCGATCCTGGCGTCCATGTCACGCATGTACACGTTGAGCTTTGTAATATCCCAGCCCTGGTCTTCTGCTGCGCCATGTGCAATGGCCGTTTCCAAGCGGTTGCCCCACTTCATTCGCTCGTTAGGTTCCAACCGAACCACGACTCTGTCGCGCTTGTTGTGGAATAACTCAAACTCTGTAAGGTAAGGCGACAACCCATACAGGGCAGACACCTCGGTGCTGGTCACGTCTACTGCGCGCTGCTGTAACCATTCTTCGTGGTCTTTAATTTCAATAGTTTCGATTGCCATATCAATTCTCCATTTCGTTATGAATAGCTTCCTCAATTGAGGACTCCTCTTTTGTGGTCACCTTGCGCTCCAGCCACGGAGCAGAGCGGCCACGCCGGTCTAGGATTTCCCATTCCATATAAGTGCCACCAGGTTCGTCCCAAGTTTGTGGCTCGGTTTCGTAACTGATGACACCGATAAGGCAGGGGATGCCCGCGACACGGTGTTCTATTTCTGCGATGTAGTTCACAACCACACGCGCAGGGTTTCTTCGTCATCAACGTGATTGCTAAACAAAGTAACTTCGTGTGTCTCGCCCTTGTCATCCTCAATGTGAATGGTGCGAGTTACAAAGCTATCGTGTTCGCGAACATCGCTGATACGAATTGACTTAACATTGTGTACTGAAAATTCTGCCATTTTTGTTTCTCCTTGTGGTTGCCTGTGGAAATTATAATCCATTTCGTTGACTTTGTGTCAACGCTATTCGTCGTACTTATTCAGAAGATCCAGCACCAGGTCTGAAATTTCTGTGTAGCCCTCTTTGTCGGTGTCGCTGATGTAAGCCTGGTCGCCCTTCTCGGCATAGTCACCCTGGACAACAATGCGATCACCGGCCCAGCGGCCAATCAACTCATGCTCATTGGCATCGCCACCACCCCGGCCATTGCTGTTGGCCACCAACAAGAACAAGGCAGTTGCTGTGGACTTTTCAAAGCCCACTTGCTCAAGCAGCTTTAAGCCGTTGGCAATCCGGTGTGCGTGGACATATTCTTTTTTATCTGTGTTGTACAAAACGTGGTATTGACCCATGATTTTTCTCCTTAATTGATGGTTACAAATTCAATCTTGCCAAGCTCTTTTGCTGCTTTAAGCAGGCGGCTTTTCTCTGCCGGCAAGCACACACCCTCTTCAATCAGTTCCCTTGCTGCACGGCCAAACCAACCCTGAAGCTGCCAGGCCAAGCCGGTGTCAATCAATGTCTGCCAGGCTTCAATAATTTGATCTTCTGAATCTGGGCAAATAAAACCTTCTGCGATGCCTGTTGCTGTGTAGCTATCCATTTGATTTCTCCTTAACGTGAAGTGGTTTTGATGCTGAACACTGCTGTGGTATTGGTGTAAGCAGCAACTGTGTCGGCAGGGATGGCCAGGTCTTTGGCCAGCTTTTTCCAATCCGTAACAGAACGATCTGCTTCGACGTAAGTTGATTTAAACAAGGCACCTTCAAAAACTTTGACGTCGCTGGCGCTTGCGATGTCCTTCATTGCGTCTTTGATCAGGTCAGCTTGCTTTGTGAGTGTTGCGATTTGCGCCAACAATGTGCCGAGTTCGTCAGCAGAAGAAGCGGTGGTGGTGATAACTGTTGTCATGATTCTCTCCAGTGTCTTAACATTTAAGGGATGCAAGCATTGGGTTCTAGGCTTGCTTTCGAATCTTTCCCAGAATCCGGCTCGGCCATTTAGCTAACTCTGTCAGGCCCGGAGGCCGTCGCTTGGTGCCAAATGCGGTATCGTTTTTCCGTTC